TCTACGTTATTTGTGTTCGCACCTGCAGAGGCCGTTACAGAAAATGCCGCAGACTGACGGGAGTAACCGGAGCCTGTAATCTCAGAGCCGCCACTCAAAGGATCACCATTCCACAGCGAGACATACAATGTAGTTGGTGCCGTATATGCCGTGTTAGTCAGCACATGGTCCAACAGTTTATTTTCTAAATAAGGGGTAAAACTCATGCATTGATCCTCCGCACTGCGCTAGAGCCGCTTGTATCTAAACCTCTAATTCTAGTAGCCAAGCCAGTGCCAGAATACTTAGAGTTATCAGACTCTTGATTGAGTCGCTGTACTGCCGCGCCATATAACTGGGCCCAAACAGTCACTCTAGGATCTTCTGCCAAGTAAGGCGCAGAGTGTAGCAGACTGCCATACAAATAAATGTCTGGCGCAGTAGAGATCACCCAGTTGGTCAGGGCAGTGTCAGACAGCGCAGGGATTTTCTGTATGTATACGAGCTCAGTGTTAACACTACTAGACGGTGAAGGCCAAACCTCAAACTGGTCCTCTACGTAGCTGTAGTATCTGGGCTCTCCTGCAACATCGTTACTGTTTGATCTTCTCTGGTCCATTGCCGCTGTGCTTAAAAACTGCAGAGGTCTGGTCCCGTTGCCTAGCACTGTAAATCGAATTGTCTCAACCCAATCTGCAGGGCGAGTCAGGTACTGATCATTAAGAGTAGCCGTTGCGCGGTTCTCCATTTGCCAGTGACGGATATCACGCGCCATTTGCGCCTCTGCCAAACTGATAAAAGTTGGTATGACAGCGGTCAGGTCTTGACGGTTTAGAAAGTCAGCAATGCTAGACTTCAATTCTGTGTAATTTGTTAGTGCCATTATCTACTCCGGTTAAGGGCCGATTTTAACATTTTTACTGCAATAGTCCTACAGGCTGTCTAACATCAATTGCAGGGGGTGGCGTGTCTACGAGCTCACCTTCAAGCGGATACATCCTGCCTAGCAGTCCTTCCTCGCCTTTTGTGCCTACTGCACGCCTAGCTTTGCCTGCAAGGCCAAACCCGTACAGGCTAGCAACGAGTGCGCCCAGATACCCTAGTCGCGGCATAACTTCTTCCTGCACCGCTTCAGGCAGTTGCTTGTAGGCATCGATGGCAGGCTGTACAGTTTCCGCTATTTCCTGCTTGACGGTTTTGTCATCCGAACCTTGATACTCAAGCGCCTTACCTATAGGCTCAACCACATAGGTTTGCATCCCTTGAGCAATTGTATCCATGACCTTGTTGTAGCCTTCTGATGGATCACCTAGCAAGCTTTTGCTTTGCGTAACATCTTCATAAAATGTTGAGTCCGGATTAACAACCATCGGCACCAATCCAACAATTAGCTTGGCAAAATTTTCAGTTTCTCTGGCAATAATTTCTCCTGCCAATGGACCTTTGCTGTTCATGCGCTTCTCAATGGTCTTGACCATGTCGTCATACTGCTTGCGCCTTTTGTCGATTGCACCACCATAACTAGACAGGGCATCTCCCCGCGCATTCTCAGCCATTATCCTGTTGATTAACCCAGTGTCTTGCCCGACTCGATAAAAGTCATCATCAAGGGTATCTAATGGGTCAGGCGTAGTACGTAAGAGTTGACGCTCAGGTAACACGCTTTCTGTCTCTAATGGCGAGATATCGCGGTAGCCTGTCTCACTGAGCACTGCATCCCTATTCTCTACGTTGCGAGCCTCTACCTCACCGCCAAGATTCCTGTACATATCCATTGGCGCATTGTTGCCTACCTTTTCAACTTCAGCCCTGTAGCGATCAACCTGAGCCTTTTCAGTGCGCAGTTGTTGCAACTCATTCATCTCTGACAACATGATTGCAGGGTAGCCCATTGCGTCTTTCTGCAGGTACGCTTCTTCGAGCTCTGCAAGGCGCTTGCCTTTTTTGCCATTCCCGCTGAATTGAAGATCCAACTTCGCCATCTTTTCAAACTGTTCTGGACCACCTCCGCGAGCAAAGTTTTCTCTAGCCTGTATTGCGTGCTGTAACTCATGCAGTAAAGTTGCACGCTGTTCAGACGGTGAGCTCAGCCCAGAAATAACAATTTCTTCTGGTCTATACTCCAAACTATCTTTGTCAACACCACCCTGCCAGTAGTATCCCTCGCCCTGATTAATTTTGTTGTCTAGGGTTATCTTGATGTTTGAAAGACTGCCGCCAAGCGTTTGTTCACCGTCTAGTATTGCGCCCTCATCATATTGATAAACTAGCTCCCGTTCTCTTGCCTCTTTCATTTTCGGGTCTAGGTCATATTGCCGCAACAGCTCATCATCATCGATAACATCGCCTACGCTTGTCTCAACAAATGACTTGCCTGCAGGAATCTCTGGGAACGCTATCTTGGTTTTGGTGTTAGGTATTTCTGTGCGCCACTTGCCATCTAGCGGCCCCTGATACCACCCAGTCTTTTGGATAATTTCTTCTGGAGACAATCCCTCTGCCGCCATTTTGATTGCCATGCCTTTAAGGTCTGCGCGGCTTGCACCTAGTACAGACATCTGGCCTACAATGCTTGCGTCACTTTCTCCGCTTGCGCCTGCCGCCAATATTCCTGTAGCAACACCTGTAACCGCCTTGCCTGCACCGCTAGTACCTTTTGGTTGCACGGTCACATTGTCATATACGGGATGCGTTTTGCCTCGCACCTCGATCTGCCCAACAACATTACCTAGCACAACCTCACCCTTCATGGTGGGCCGCAGTCTAGGCTCATCTTTGGACATAGGATAGCGCTTTAGGTTTACGCCTTCTGGGTAGGTAGATCCAAGAGAATAGTAATGCTTACTGCCATCCTCAACAGATACTAGGCTGAAGCTTTTATCTGGGTTCGGGTCAAACCCTTTAGGCACCTCAGTCCACTCCCAACCCGCTGACTTCTTAAATAGGTTAGACTTGATTTGACGGCCTTTGGTAGCAGGCAAACCTGTAGCAGACTGACCAGACACTTGGAAGCTTGGCTTGCCATCTGGTGAGATCGATATCGATGCGCTGTCAGGGTACATACCAGAGACATCACGTTGTCCCTCGCCCATACTGAGGTATCTGCCGCCACGCTCAAAGTCACCCTGCAAGAACGGTTTGTATGCTTTGCTCTCAGGATCAAAGAATCGCTGTGGTGCAGGCATGATCGAAAGAGTATCACTGCCTCTAACAGTCGGTGAGTCTAGCAACCCAACTGCTAGGTTCTGCAGGTCAACCGCCTCCCCGTAGTCATCAACCATATTGGGCGATACAGGGGTAGCAAAATCACGGTCTAAGGCCATAAACGAAACGTCAGGGCGACCACCCTGATACTTGCCAAACACAGCCTCATTCCAGTCTGGTGGCGCTTGTGTAGGATCGAATGCTAGTCTTGAGGTTTCGCGCATACCCATTGTGGCGTACATATTGGGTAACACTGTGTCGAATGCGTCTAGCTTTTTGCCGCCTTGCTCGATTCCATGCATAATCAGATGCGGACCAACACCAATGTGCTGACCTGTTGAGAATGCTGAAACAATGTCACCGTCTGGCTTGAGAGCGTAGCCTGCACTGCCATCGTCAGTCAGGAATAAGCGCATATCCTTATAGGTATCTGCGTCATACGCCTCCACTGAGGCCCCGTACTTGCTTGCCTCTTTTCCTGCTAGTATTTTCTCTCTAAATAATTGTGCGCCTTCATCGGTTGGTTTTATCTCGATGAGGTCTGGCGTTTCAACGCCAACTTCTGTCGTAGCGCCTTGATACTCCTCTGGGAAGGTATACCGTGAAACTCCTTCAACTCCTCCTCGATCTCCAATCGTGACTTTTCCTGCTTCGGAGGTGTCGAATAGTGGTGTGTCAAACTCGCTGATTTGTCGTCTAAATTCGTCATAAACTCTGGCCCTAGCTTCTTGCTCCAAGGTCAGGAATGTCTGACCCCCTCTGCCCGACATTATATCACCTTCTGTCAGCGGCTCACCTGTTTCTTTCTTCTTCTCAACCTTTTGGATTTTGCCGGCTATGTCTGCAGTGTTTTCAAACGTGCCTTTCAGCACTGCGGCTTCCGCTTCCTCACCGCTGTAACCCATGCCTGCTATTGTAGCAATGCCGCCTATAATTGTGGCTAAGGGGTGCGCTTTGATCTTAACGCCCTTATCCTCTGCGGCACGCAGATCTTTGTCAGTAACAACTCTGCCCAAGTCCTCTGGGGTGATTATTTTAGATGTGTCAGACCATTGTAGTGATCGACTGGTTAGCGGCCTGCCAGAGCCAGTGCGCCTGTCCTGCAATAAGTCATACGCTGTAATAGGCTGATCTAAAACGCCCACGCCCTCACCAAACATAGATGCATTATAGTCAGGGTTATTGTTTAAGGCGTACTGTGCATCCACATCCAAGAGCCCTACATTGCGTAATTGCCCGTGCTGATTGACTCCTAACTGGTCCTGCCGCGCTGTAGCTACCCGTGCCTGCCCTGCACTTAGACTTCCCTGATTTCGCAACTCACGGTCAATAGCATTGGTTAGCTCCATCCTTACGCCCGCAGGGGTAGCCTCCCAGATAGCCATAGCATCAGGATGGTCACTGCCACGCCATGCAGGTATTCTGCTCGCAATCATTTTGTCCATTTGATTGACGGTGCTCTGCGGAGCATTAGCGAGATTGTAGTTGATCATGGCCTTGCCAATGCCGGTATAAAAATCACTAGACTTGCCAAACCCGCTGTACGGCAACAAAAAGACATCTTGCCCGCCAGTATTTTTCTTGAGCTTTTCAGCACGCTGTATAAATTTGTTTACAACGCCCTCGTCACTTTTCCATAGGCTGTCACCATAGAATATGTGATCGATACCGGTGTTTAAATCTATGGGTCTGGCGAGCGGCTTATTGCCTATGCCTGCAAGCGTCACACCGTGAGCAGTAGGATCAGACTCAGGAAACAATACACCACGGCCTTCCAGATCAGACAGCTTGAAGGTAGGTTGTTCTGTCCTGACATCGTTAATGTAATTGGGGGCGAAAAAAGGTTCTATGTTTTTGCCGGTGCTGTTGCTGAAGCGGTAGTTAACATTCTCTGCAGGGATTATTGGCTGATCCAAAAGCTTGTCCAAGCCAATCATGTTTAGAATGCCATCGATTCTATCTCTTGCCATCGTGCCTACTCAGGTTGTGCGTGAATGGGGCCGATTATACCACGTTTAAACGATGCCCTGAAGGTTACGCCTGATAGGTTCTCCCCAGTCATTTGTTGGCCTGTAACCCACCGCCAGATACCTAAAAGCGTCTGCACAGTGCGAGGTCCAATCATGCAATGGCTTGCCGCGCCAGACCATGTTCTTATCATCGTAATCTCTGCGGTACTGCCTGAGCGCATCAACGCCACGCTCGCATTTCTGCAGGTCAAACCAACAGCGGCCTATCATGGTTCTAGCCGCCTGTATGCCATCATCAACGCCTAGCTGTGGGGCAATGGTAACCGGCCTTACTGCAAGTGTATCGAGAGTCTCTAGCCTAGACTTGCCTGTGCCCATCTCGCGGACCCTGACATCGTGCGGCAGGATATGGCTCTCGTAATGGTACCCCTTGTCTGCTAGCACCTTGGCATAATGATCCAGACCCACGCCACTGCACTCATAGTAGTCTATAAGGCGCACCTCTTGCCCTACCATCTGCGCAAACCAAATAGCAGTGCTATCGCCTACCCCTAAATCCCAAGCCGTTACAACGCCAACAGAGCGCTCGTATGGCACCACAGTAAGCCGGCCTTCGTTGTTTGCTGAGCGCATTTCTTCAGCGTAATAAGCACCGTCTGCATGGATCAGCATATCGCCATTCCAGATGTGATCATAAAGGTCAGGGCGCTTGGCCTTGTCCTCTAAACGCTCGTTGTTGAGCACTGTCGGGAAATACGGATTGTCCTGCCAGTTGATCTGGACTATCTTGCTATCTGTCGGAGGATCGATTCTGAAGCGTCTGTGCGTAGCTGAGCGCTTTGTCTCAGGGTTCCATGTGACCCATATCTCAGAGCCCTCCTCGCGCACTGTAGGGATTAGCTTCTGCCATGCGCTGTCTGACACCCCCTCTGCCTCATCTACCCATGCAAGGATAATGCGGGCCTTTGACTTAATGCTGTCGAGGTTCCTGCGCAGTCCAGAAAACACATAGTTGATTCTGCCATCACGGGACCTGACAAACTTCTCGCCAATCTCGTAATAAGAGCTGAGCCAGTCAACGCTACGGATAGCTGATTTGATTTCTTCTAGGCTCGACTCATCGAGAGAGTTTAAGTGCTCACGGGCACAGAGTATCTGGCCGGTGCCGCCACTCATGCCCCACTGATATCCTTTCACTGCAGTCATCAGGGCAAACGATCTAGTCTTGCCTGAGCCTCGCCCGCCATAGGCACCTCGATAGCGAGCTTCACCATCAAATATCGAGACTATTTTGGGGGGCAGTCGTATCTCTGCTTTAGTGGATATCTTCTTCATCAGGCATGGGCTCAGCTATCAACGTCACCGTAGTGGGTTGCATTGAAAAATCACTGCTCACATGGTCAACCTGCTGTTTGTCGCCATACTTTCTTGGAGACATTCGCGCTACCTTCCACTTGCGGGAATCAACACGGAGCCTAGCACGTTGGATTGCATTAGAGTCAGCATCCTCAGCAAGCTCATCTGCAATGTCTACAATCTCGTCAGCATAGAAATCAGCCTGACAATCACGGGCTCTCGCGTACTGCTCCGAAAATCCAATCTTGTCTGCGTCTGTTACCCACTTCATTAAGGTGCTGAGTGCCGGCATTGAGTCATCACGGCAGATTTGACGGGCACTCTCGCCCAGAGCCAATCGCCTACAGATGGTGCTCGCTAGTTCATCATTAAATATTGTTGGTCTGCTCATCGTTCTTCACATATACAAGGGTTTTGATAACATCGACATGATTTCTCTAGACGCTGATGCGCTAAGTAGATCACCTCATCTAGTAGCAGGGGATCGCGGTCATTGAGCGCCTGAGCAAAGTCGTTCACCAACTCTACGTCTGCCTCATGCATATCATCATCTATCGTTACGCGAATCATGGCCCGATTATATCACTCTAGCTGAGAGTCTTGTATCGATTCACTCCAAGCAACCTCGCTTGGCATATTGAGATGGCACTGATCGCAAATGCCATAGGCCACATCCTCCTCGACACTCAACCAGTATTTGAGCTCAAACCCACAGTCATCACAGAATAGCTTTTTAAGCGTCATGCTTATAGGTGACTCATTACCCTTTCGGTTAAGAGTAATCACCTTAGCCATCAGTCTAACGCCTCCTCTGGGTACTGGTAGTACAACAACAGCTCGCAGTAATGCATGGCCTTTTTGATATCCTCAGCACCGTTTTTACCCTTGTGTCGAGTAACGTACTTAACGATGTTGGCCTGAAAGTAGTCTAACTCATTTGCCGCAATATACTCGATAGGCTGTATAGCCATCTTGTAGTGACTGCCGCCCTCT